CGTAAAAATGATAAGGAAGAAGAAGCAGAAAAGAATGAGTACAGATATCTTCTCCGCACAATTAAAAAATCAAGTTTTGATCTTGCTTGGAAAATTTCAAGTAAATATAATCTCCAAGAGCTAGAAGCTAAATTGGATAAAGGATTATTGACTTTGGATATTCCATTTGCAAAGGAAAATAAACCAACAAAGGTTACGATTAAATAAGTTTTGAAAACCGAAGACCTGTCATTATCTTCAATTTAAACAAAGTTATAAAAATGAAAATTAAACCACTTTATAATCACGTTGTGATTAAACAATTAGATGAAACTGAAACAATGTATGGTAACATTGTAGTACCTGATATGGGTAAAGAAAAACCACTTATGGGTGAGATAGTAGCTGTAGGACCTGGAATATACTCAGTTACAGGAACATGGCTTGCGACTGGAGTTAAAGTAGGTGAAACAGCAGTATTTCCTGCATTTGGTGGAACTAAAATGACCGTTGAAGGTGAAGAATACATTGTAATGAAGGAACAAGATTTGTTGGCAATTCTAGAAAAATAATATATGAGTAAAATAATTAAGTTTGATCGTGAAGCGAAAGAAAAGCTTCAAGCAGGTATCGATAAAGTAAATAAAGCAGTATCAGTTACGATGGGTCCATTCGGACGTAATATATTGATTGAAAAAGAACATGGGCAAGTAGTATCTACTAAAGACGGTGTTACCGTAGCCAAAACTATTACATTGGAAGATTCAATTGAAAACATGGCAGCAACTGTAATTAAGCAAGCAGCTCAAAAAACAGTTGACGCTGCTGGTGATGGTACTACTACATCAACAGTGTTGGCTCATGCTATTGCATCTCAAGCATTAGAGGCAACATCATATGCTTCAATAAATGCTACTCAAGTAAAACGTGGTATTGAAGAAGCAGTAAAGCAAGTAGTAGAAGAACTAAAGAAAATCTCTACAGATATTACAGATGAAAAGCAAATTAAACAAATTGCTACTCTCTCAGCTAATGGTGATACTGAAATTGGTGAACTAGTAGCTACCGCTATTGATAAAGTAGGAAGAGATGGAGTAGTAACAGTAGAAGAATCCCGTTCAGGTGAAACATCACTTGAGGTAGTAGAAGGTCTTCAATTCGATAAAGGTTATAAGTCACCTTATATGGTTACAGATAATAACTCAATGCAAGCAATCCTTAATGATGCCTTGATTCTATTGTTTGATGGTAGAATTAGTACTGTAAAAGATCTACTTCCACTTCTAGAGCGTGTATCACAAGAAAATAAATCACTCCTTATCATCGCTGAAGATATTGATGGTGAAGCGCTTTCAACACTCATTGTAAATAAGATGAGAGGTATCTTGAAAGTAGCTGCTGTTAAGGCTCCTGATTTCGGTGAACGTAGAACACTTATTCTAGAAGACATCGCTACTGTAACTGGCGGTACTGTAATTTCACCTACTAAAGGAATGAAATTGGATCGTTTTAATATGGATTGGTTCGGTAATGCTAGAACAGTTACTGTAGGTAAAGAAACAACTACAATTGTAGATGGTAAAGGCAACACAGAAGCTATCGACGTTCGTATTGAAGAATTAAAATTCCAAATCGATCAGTCTAATTCACCGTATGAAGTAGAACGCCTACAAGATCGTCTTGCTAAGATGATTGGTGGTGTAGCTATTATCAATGTAGGTGGAGGTACTGAGATTGAAATGAAGGAAAGGAAAGATCGTATTGACGATGCTCTTCAAGCAACTAAAGCAGCACTTGAAGAAGGTATTCTACCTGGTGCTGGTATTGCTCTAATGCATGCTAGAACAGCTATTAGTCAAGCTAAAGTTGATGGAGTTGATTTTAATAAAGGTAAACAAATAATCTTAAAAGCATGTAGCTCTCCATTCAAACAAATACTTAATAATGCTGGTGTAGACCATAATGAAGTATTAATGAATCTCAGAAATGCTTCAAATAATATGGTTCCAAACATTGCTGATGAAACATTAGTAGATGCCTTTGAATCAGGTATCATCGATCCAACTAAAGTAGTTAGATGTGCTCTAGAGAATGCAGCCGCAGCCGCTGTAACGTTGCTGATGACTGAATGTGTAATCCATGACAAACCTACTGATAAAAAGAAAACAGACGAAGTTGATATGTCAGGGTTTGGAATGTAATTTCAACCTATGAAAAAACTATACCTCGACGATATCCGTACCCCTAAAACTAAGGGGTGGGATATCGTTCGTAGTTACGATGAATTTGTAAAGTGGATTGAGAAAAATGGACTACCTGATAAAGTATCCTTCGACCATGATTTGGGAGAAGAAGGAACAAAAACAGGATACGATGCCGCAAAGTGGTTATTCCAATATTGCTACAGCAATGGCCTCCCATTCCTCCCAGAATACAATGTTCACTCTGCTAATCCAGTTGGTAAGGCAAATATAGAGTCTTATCTTTCAAATGCAAAAAAACATTTAAATAAGTTATGAAACAACACACACTCTGGATTGAAAAATATAGATCAGAAACATTAGAACAATACATCGGCAACGATGCAGTTAAAGCCCGCATCGCCGATTGTATTGCTTCAAACGATATCCCCCATTTCTTATTCGCTGGTAGCGCTGGAACAGGTAAAACCACACTCGCGAAGTTAATAGTCAAGAATATCAAATGCGATTATCTGTATATTAACGCCAGCGATGAGAATGGGATTGATATGATTAGAGAAAAAGTAAAGGGATTTGCTTCTACATCTACATTTCAACCACTTAAAGTAGTAATATTAGATGAGTCTGATTTCTTAACCCAACCTGCACAAGCAGCACTCCGTAATTTAATTGAGGAATATTCAATTACAACTCGATTTATACTTACTTGTAATTATATTGAGCGTTTAATTGAACCACTACAATCACGTTGTGAAACCCATTTATTAACACCTCCCTCTAAAGGTAATGTTGCAAAACACGTTTGTACTAGTATTCTAGATGTTGAAGGAGTTCAATATGAAATGGCTGATGTAGCAATAATAATTAAGGAATATTATCCTGATGTTCGTTCTATTATTAAAGTATTACAACAGAATGTTAGAGATGGTAAATTGTCTGTAGCGACTTTAGATGCTAATTGGATTAAACAACTAATTCAAATACTGAATAAACGCGATAAGAATGCCTGGTATCAAGTTCGCCAACTTGTAGCTGATAGTCAAGTAGACGACTTTCAAACCGCTTATCGATATATGTTTGAGCATCTAAATGAATTCAGTTACGGACACGATGCTGAACTATCAGTTATATTAGATGATTTCATTTGGAGAAGTGGGGTTGTGCCAGATAAGGAAATTAACTTTGCAGCCGCAATAGCAAAAATATTAGAAACAACTAAAAAACAAGTAATATAATGGAACAGCAATTAAACATCAGTTTAGATAAAACTACAGGAGTAGTATGTGAAGAATGTAATAACCAAGTATTTCAAGAAGGAGTAATGCTTAGAAAAGCATCTCGATTCCTAACAGGTACAGCACAGGATGCTCTAGTCCCTATCCAGGTATTCTCTTGCGCTAAGTGTGGTCATGTAAATGAAGAATTCCTCCCATTACAATTAAGATCAAATAAAGAAGAAGATAATGTTCTTTAAAAAATACAAAATGCAAATAGAACAACTTCAACAAGAAAATGAGCAATTGAGAGCTCAAATAGCAGGTCTTGCTTTTAATCTTAAAACAGCAGATGATAAAATCAAGCAATACGAGATGCAGATAGATAATCTTTATAAACAAAACATGGGGTTATCTAGTGAAGTAAAACATCTTAATATGCTTGCTATGACATCTAATTCTAACAGAAACGATTCAAGAAATTACTAATGAATATATTTGATCATATTAAGAATATCACAACCAATAAAGGACCCTACTTAGGTGATGAAGGTTGGAATAACTGGATGATCAATCGTTATTTAAGTATGGATCCTGATTATTGTGAAGTAGTAAATATAGTACAAAAGAACACTTGGCAGATGAAAGGTGAGTATCTTTATAATCTGTATAAAGACCTTATTCCTCAACAATACAAGTATCTTAAATATATTAAAGCTAAAAATAAAAAGGAACACAAAGCAGATCAAATAGAAGCCGTTGCCGCCTATTATGAAATAAGTAAAAGCGAAGCTAAAGAATATATTGATATGCTTCCTAAGGAAGAAATTGAAAACATAATACTACAAATCAATGGGTAAATACATAGACAGTTCTAAATCATATAGAGATTATCTAATCGAAATGGAAAAACAACAAGAAGACACACCCAAATTAGACTCAATTGTTACTTCAGTTATAGACCAATTTACAGCTCGCGCTAAGATGGGTAAGAAAAAATACGGTGTTGATTTAGACCGTACTGATCTATCATTACTAGATTGGATTGAACATGCTAAACAAGAACATATGGATGCCATCCTGTATTTAGAAAAAATAAAAAACGAACTTGATGGCCAAGAAAAAGTATTCTGAGATAGAACTCAAAATAAAAAACTACCAGTCACCTGAAATAAATCACGCTTTTCAAAAAAGCGTTTCTTATTCTCAGTATTCGCTTTGGGCGTCTTGTCCTCACAAATGGTATCTTACCTATGTAGAAAACAAACAACCATATCAAGCAAGTATACACACCGTATTTGGAACAGCTTTTCATGAAACACTCCAATCATATATTACAACAATGTATAATGAAAGTGGAGCCGCTGCTGATAAAATGGATTTAGAAACACTATTTCAAGAGCGATTTAGAGAAGTATATGCTAAAGAATATCAAGCATCAGGTGCTCATTTCACTGATGCTGCAGAAATGAGTGAATTTTTTGATGACGGTATAGCAATATTAAGATGGCTTAAAACAAGGCGAAATAAAATATTTACTATTCGTAAAATGAAATTATTAGGTATAGAATTACCTCTACTCCTAAAATTATCAAACAACATATACTACAAAGCATTCATTGACTTTGCATTATACGATGAAGATTTAAATAAAGTTTACATATATGACATCAAAACGTCGACTCGTGGATGGAGTGACAACGAAAAAAGAGACGATCAAAAAACTGCTCAAGTCTTACTATACAAAGAATATTTCGCAAGACAATACGGGTGGGACGTTGAACAAATTGAAGTCGAATTCTTTATCGTTAAGCGCAAAATCTATGAACAAGCTGAATACCCTATTCCCCGGCTTCAGTCATTCAGACCCGCTAGTGGAAAAAACAAGCGAAAACAAGCAATAGATAATTTTGAAGCCTTTGTTAAGGATTGCTTTGATGAAGTTGGTAAACCTCAAATAAAGTCGTATCTTAAAAATGTAGGTGAAAATAGTTGTAAGTGGTGTCCCTATAAAGATAATCAAGAACTTTGCGATAAAATACAATAATATGGAAGATAAATGTTATCAAGCAACTAATGAGGATTTAAGAAAATCTGCTTTAGAACATTATGAAGAATTATCAAATAAGTGTTGTCATTGGTCAAGTGACGTTCCAAGAGCAATTAATTTTTATTATGACTATAAAGAAATGAATTTATGGGAAAAGATAAAATTAGCATTTAAAAAATGATGTTTTTTGCATAAACGTATATATTTATATCAAAATATAATATTATGGGAAACAAAATGCAATTAACAAGTGTAAAAGTTCCTGAAGATTTATTTGAGCAATTCAAAATTGCTTGTGTTAAGTATAAGTTTAGCGTACAAAAATTAACAGAACGCTCTATGTTCTTATATTTAACAAATGAAGACTTTAGAAAAACAATTCACAATCAATTAGACACAGAATTTACTGGAAGTATTTAAAAACAGTTTTATGAAAGAAGGTTATATTCCTAAGGAACAACGTAAGAAAATCCTACTACTTTGTGATGATATTAGAATGACAAGTGGTATTTCTACAATGGCAAGAGAAATCGTTATTGGTACTGCTCACCACTATAATTGGGTAAATGTAGGAGGAGCTATTAATCATCCTGATAAAGGTAAACGATTTGATTTATCTGAAGATACTAATCAAAATACTGGTATAAAGGATTCTAATATTTTTCTCTACCCAATTGATGGATATGGTTCTCCAGAATTAATTCGCCAATTAATTCAATTAGAAAAACCAGATGCAATTATGTTCTTTACTGATCCAAGATATTGGGTTTGGTTATTTCAAATGGAACATGAAATAAGAAAAACAATGCCTATGATTTATCTTAATATATGGGATGATTTACCTTATCCAATGTATAATAAATCATTTTATGAATCATGTGATACATTATTTGCTATTAGCAAACAAACAGAAAATATTAATAGATGTGTTTTAGGAGCAGAAATATCGGCTGAGAAAATTATTAAATATGTTCCTCATGGAATAAATGAAAATATATTTTTCCCTATTGATTCATCTCATCCTGAATATCTTGCACTACAAGATTTTAAGAAGCAAGTGTATAGTAATAAAGAGTATGATTTTAATCTTCTATATAATGCAAGAAATATTCGCCGTAAATCAGTTCCTGATTTAATGTTAGCTTGGAAGATATTCATTGACACACTACCTGAGGATAAAGCTAAAAAGTGTGCTTTAACACTTCATACTCAACCTATAGATGAGAATGGAACTGATTTATATGCTGTACAACAAATGTTGTTTGGTAATGATTCTAAATATAACATCGTATATTCAAATGGACGTTATCCTTCAAATGTAATGAATCTACTTTATAATTCAGCTGATGGTGTTGCTTTAGTTAGCTCAAATGAAGGATGGGGATTGTCACTTACAGAAGCAATGATGTGTGGTAAACCAATTATAGCTACTGTAACAGGCGGAATGCAAGATCAAATGCGTTTTGAGGATGAAAATGGTGAATGGATTAAATTTACTCCTGAATTTGGTTCAAATCATAGAGGTAAATATAAAAAGCATGGTAAATGGGCTTTCCCTGTATTCCCAAGCAATATCAGCTTAATTGGTTCTGTTCCTACACCTTATATATTTGATGATAGAGCAGACCCACATGACATTGCTGACCAAATTAAAGAATTATATGCTTTAAAAACAAATCAAGTTGATGAATTTGGTTCTCATACTAGAGAACTTGAAACATACGAGGAAGTAAGTAAAGCAGCTCATAAATGGGTAACATCAGATGAATCAATGCAATCAGCAAAAAATATGTGTAAGAATGTAATTGACGGTATTGATGAAACATTTGATAAATGGGAACCAAGGTATGCTTTTGAATTAATTAAAGTAGAACCACTAGAACAACCAAAACATTTTGTAAAACAAGTTATAGCACAATAATATGAAACCACTAGTTTTTATAAGCTGCCCAATTGATACATTTTCCGGCTATGGAGCCCGATCAAGAGATATCGCTTTAGCAATTATTAAATCAGATAAGTATGATGTAAAAATACTATCACAGCGTTGGGGAGCTACCCCATTTGGGTTTCTCCAAAAAGATAATCCAGACCATAAATTAATACTTGACTGTATTTGGGGACAACCTCAACTTCCTAAGCAACCTGATTGCTGGATTCAAATTACAGTTCCAAATGAATTTCAGCCTGTAGGTAAATTTAATATCGGAATGACAGCAGGTATTGAAACTACAGTATGTGCTCCTCAATGGATTGAAGGACTAAATAGAATGAATTTAAATCTAGTTTCTTCAGAACATACTAAGAAAGTATTTGAAAACAGTACATTTAAAGAAAAAAATCAACAAGATCAAGTACTTCGCTCTATTAAACTAGAAAAACCAGTAGAAGTATTATTTGAGGGAGTAAATACAGACATATATAAAAAATTAAAATCAGTAAATACACTAAATGAATTAGATACTATTAAAGAAGATTTTAACTATCTATATGTAGGTCACTGGTTACAAGGAGAAATAGGACAAGATAGAAAAGATACAGGTATGTTAGTTAAAACATTCCTAGAAACATTTAAAAATAAAAAACAACGTCCTGGTCTTATCCTTAAAACATCTGCTGGAAATTACTCGGTAATGGATAGAGATAGTATGTTAGAAAAAATTAGACAAATTGAAGCATCAGTTGATGGTGACTTACCAAGTATTTATCTACTTCATGGTGAATTAAGCGATGATGAAGTAAATGAACTATATAATCATCCTAAAGTAAAAGCACACGTATCATTTACTAAAGGAGAAGGATATGGCAGACCACTACTCGAAGCCACCCTATCTCAAAAACCAGTAATAGCAAGTAGCTATAGTGGTCATCTAGATTTTCTTGACCCTGAAATGTCAATTTTATTACCTGGAGAAATAACCCAAATACACCCCTCGGCAGTAGTAAAAGATATGTTAATTCCTGAAAGTGGTTGGTTTACTGTTAATTATGATAAGGCATCTGAAACTCTTGAAGATGTTTATAAAAATTATAAAAAATACATTGATAGGGCAAAGAAACAAGCGTATCGTTCACGTACTGAATTTAGTTTAGAGAAAATGTCTAAAAAACTGATTTCTATTATGGATGAAAAAATCCCTAAACCAATACAACTTAAATTACCTCAATTAAAGAAAATTGAATTACCTAAACTTAAAAAAGTAGACTAATGCAAGAATCATTTATAATATGCCCTAAGTGTGAAGGTAATGCGTGCCATGAAGTATCAAATGATAAGCTTACTGTTTGGAGTTGTTTTGGATGTGGTTTCACATCCAACTCAACCCTTACAGAAGATAAATTAGAAGAAATAGAGGTAGTAATTCCTCAACTATATAAAGATCTTAAATTTAAAGATGATAAAGGTTATTATTGGTATCCTAATAGTATAATGTTAGAAGACAAATCATTAATATTTGCTGATGGTAAAACATCAGAGGAATGGAAGTGGGCTGGTGTACAATCTAAAGATGGTAAAGCTGATATGACAACAGTAAAATACTTTGAAGAGAAAGAATTTATGGAAGCTCTAGATTATATAGGCTTCTTTGAAAAACAAAAATAATGTTATGCCTTCAATTAGTTATGCAATCACTGCTTGTAATGAGCATGTTGAGTTAGATCGCTTATTAACTCAACTAACTGAATCTATAAGACCAGAAGATGAAATAGTTATACAACTGGATAAAACAGCTACTGTAGAAGTTAGATCTACATGTTTTGATTTTGAAAGACCTAATCTTAGAGTTGTTGAATTTCCATTGAATGGTGACTTTGCTTCATTCAAAAACAATCTAATTAAGGAATGTTTAAAAGACTATATCTTCCAAATAGATGCTGATGAATATATCTCAGAAGAATTACTCCTATCACTCCCAGGAATATTAGAACTCAATCCTGGAATTGATTTATTTGCTGTTCCTAGAATCAATACAGTAGAAGGATTAACTCAAGAACACATTCAAAAATGGAGATGGAATGTTAATAAAAATGGATGGGTTAATTATCCTGACTATCAAACACGTATACTTAAAAATATACCTGAGATAAGATGGATAAATAAAGTTCATGAACGCTTAGTTGGAGCTAAAAATGGATCTCATTTACCTGAAGGATATGATTTGATTCATCCTAAAACAATTGAAAGACAAGAAAAACAAAACGAATATTATAATACATTATGATTAAATTACATTTAGGCTGTGGTACTAAGCATATAGAGAGCTTTACTAATATTGATATTAGATATCTCCCTGGAGTTGATGAAGTAAATAATATTCGTTTCCTACGAAATTATAAAGAAAATACAGTAGATGAAATATATGCTTGTCATGTTTTAGAACATTTTGGTAGATGGGAATATAAAAGCGTATTAACTAGATGGTTTGAACTTTTAAAACCTGGAGGTACTTTAAGATTAGCAGTACCTAACTTTTCAGCAATATGTTCATATTATATTAAAACTAGTAATTTAAATCAAATAATGGGATTATTATATGGTGGTCAAGATTATGATGAAAATTATCATTACACTACATTTGATTTTAATTCATTGTCTAATGATTTAAAAACAATAGGATTTAATGCAGTACAACCGTATAATAATGAAAATACAGACCATGCTAATGTTGATGATTTTAGTAATGCTTATCTACCACATATGGATAAAAACGGAATGTTAATGAGTCTAAATATAGAAGCAATAAAATAAATAAAATATGGAACATTTTTATAAAAATCTAGGAGAAGAATGGTTTACATACCCAGGATTATACTCTATGGTAGTAGATCAATTCCCAACTAATTCTCATTTTGTTGAGATTGGAGTATGGAAAGGAATGAGTGCAGCTTACATGGCAGTAGAAATTATCAATTCTGGAAAAAATATTAAATTTGATTGTGTTGATAATTGGGAATATATTGATTCTCAGAAAGAAATTCCTGAAAGTATGTTTAATGAATTATACGAGACATTTTTAAAAAATATATCACCTGTAAAACATATAATTACTCCTATCAGAGAATTATCTTGGGAAGGGGCTAAACATTATGAAGATAACACATTAGATTTTATTTTTATAGATGCTGCTCATGATTATGAAAGTGTAAAAAAAGATATTAATGCTTGGTTTCCTAAACTAAAACAAGAAGGTATAATAGCAGGACATGATTACACATGGTGTGAAGAAGTAAGACAAGCTGTTAATGAATTTTTTGAAGGTAAAACTATCTATGAAAATGAAGGATGTTGGATCTATAAAAATATTTAGTAAATTTTTTAACCCAGAAGAATTTAAAAAAAGTTTATCTGATATATCATATACTGATTTTTCTATATTTGTGGATGATATTCCTAAAACACATAATGACTTATCTTCTCTTAATATATTAGTACTAGCTGAACCCAATGAATATTTTGGCTTACATGAATGGGCAATTCAAAATAAAAACCTATTTTCAGTTATATTAACATGGAGTGATAAAGTATTAAATAACTGTGAAAATGCTATATTTTTACCTTTTGGTTCTACATGGTTTAAGCCGGATCAATATGAAAAAAAACATAAAAAAGAATTTAAATTATCTCATTTATCTGGGGTATTATTAAAATCCTATGGACATCAAATGCGTCATGAAATAATAGAAAGAGAAAATGAATTTAAAATACCTACTAAATTTTACAAAACAATAGGAGATAGACATAATGAAGATGATGCTAGGATAGGTAAAGAAATTGTATTTAGTAATTCTCAATATGGTGTAGCTATTGAAAATTTTTCACATAGAGGATACTTTAGTGAAAAAATATTAGATTGTTTCCTAATGAAAACTATTCCTGTTTATAATGGTTGTTCTAATATAGATGATTATTTCAACCCAGAGGGTATTATTATTTTTAAAAATGTAGATGATCTTATCTATACAGTTAATAATTTAGATAAAAATTATTATAATTCCCATCAAGATGTAATTGAAAAAAATTATCAAAAATCAATTCAATATATTAATTATAAACAAAGCATTGTCCAGAAGGTAAAAGAAATATTTAAATTAAATAATTTATGATTCAAATATTAGTTCATACTCTACCTCAAGAAATAGATCAACTAGAACAACTTCTAATACAATTAAAATATAATTCTAACTATATACAATCTGATAATAAGGTAATAGTAGATGTTGTATTAAATCTTAATTTAGTTAATTGGACTAAATCAATTATACCTAAGTCTTTTTTTATAAATAAATTCACTAATTTACAAAAACTAACTCAAACTTGGGCAAAAACTAAATTTGAAGTAAATGAAGATGGAACTATTCAAGGTTGTGTTTCACATCGTAGAAAATCTATTAAACAAACACAAGCAGATGCTATATTGTTATTTGATACTGACATAATATTTAGTCCAACATTATTATTCCATTTTATCCATTCAGTTAATGTCCTTAAAGAAAATAACCCATATTATATACTAACACCACAGACAACACCAATGTGGGATCATAGCTGGGATTGTATAGTAAGTAAAAAATATATCCATGAGCCTGCTGATAATATTGGGTTTAGAAATAGAGATCCATATAAACACGCCCAATGTTTAGAAAATGTTAATATTAGACAAATAAATGAATTTAAGTTTGGTGGAGGGTGGGCAACTCTAATAAGTACACCCTTATTCAAACATATAGGGATTCCGGATTCATTGGGTCATTATGGATTAGAAGATACATATATTATGTATTGTTCTCAAATAATGAGACAAAAAGGAATAAATGTTAATCAATTTATTCTTGAAAATGAAATTATTGTAGAAGATCATTTATTTAGGTTTAATCCATATAAAGATTACTTATCAATAATAGATAAAAGAGAAGAGTTTAGGCAAGTGGCCTATATTAACTTTCAAAATGAAATAAATAAATTTGAAAAAAATGAAATATAATAGACCCTTAGTATTTGGAGCAGCAGGAATGTTAGGAACTACACTTAAAAATGTAGCGGAAGACATCAAATTTATTTTAACTGATAAAGATACAAGTACAGGATTAGAATTTTGTGATATACGAGACTTAGCACTTACTACAGAAATAATAAAAAAATACAACCCAGATATTATTTTTAACTTTGCTGCTTTAGTTGACCTTGAATACTGTGAAGTTGAAAAGGATGACTGTTATTTAACTAATACTATAGCTGCTATACACCTATTTAATCTAGCTAAAGATAGAAATATTCCTTACATATTCATAAGTACAGCAGGTATATTTGGAAATGATAAAGAATTCTACACAGAGGAAGATCAACCTAAACCATTAAGTGCTTATGGTAAAAGTAAATACTATACTGAACAAATACTCCAAAATCAAGAATATGAAAAATACTGGATATTCAGAGCAGGATGGATGATGGGAGGTGGACCTGATATTGATAAAAAATTTGTAAATAAAATTATAAAACAAATTAAAGCAGGATCAACAGAACTAAATGTTGTTGATGATAAGCTAGGTGTACCTACATATACTAAAGACTTTGTAAAATCTCTTTTGAAACACACAGAAATGGACTTACCTTACGGGTTATATAATATGGTTTCTCAAGGAGAAGCAAGCAGATATGATACCGCTGTAGAAATAAATAATTATCTTAAACTTAATTTAAAAGTAAATAAAGTAGATAGTAGTTTCTTTAAAGAAGAATATTTTGTTCAAAGACCATTTTCTGAGAAATTAATTAATAAAGCATTAATAGATTTAGATAGGAATTATATGAGAGATTGGAAAATATGTTTACATGAATATTTAGACGAATTTTATAAATAAAAATACACATGAAAAACGTATACGACATTACAGTAGAATTTGAAAAACGTTTAGCTGAATACACAGGAGCCCCATACGTAATTACTCTTGATAATCAAAGTAATGCTTTATTTTTAGCTTTGATGTATGAAAATGTTAAAGGCATAGAAATTGAAATCCCAGCTAGAACATACCCTTCAGTACCTTGTGAAATAATTCATGCTGGTGCTAAGGTTAAATTTAAGCCTGTGGAAAAGAAAACATTAAAAGGAGCTTATCAATTAACCCCTACTAATGTTTGGGATAGTGCTTTGCGTTTTACCGCTGATATGTACATTCCTGGAACTCATATGTGTGTTTCATTTACGGGTCCTTATAAACATTTTAAATTATCTAAAGGTGGTGCTATATTAACTGATAATTATGAAGCTTATTTATGGTTTAAACGAGCTCGATATAGTGGACGTCGTGAATGTTCATACCATGAAGATTATCTTGATATGTTAGGGTGGAATTTTTATATGATGCCCGAATTAGCTGCTCGTGGTTTGCTTCTTATGAATCAATTCTATGATGGTGAAACACCAAAACATAATAATGACCTAGAACTACCATACCCAGATTTATCTAAGTTTGAAGTTTATACTAAAGCAAATAGAGGATAAGCAAAATACTTTTATTATCTTCCGCTTATTATAAAATAACTCACTTATTATGAAAAAAATATTGATTTTAGGAGCTAATCCTGAAACTATACCACTTATTGAAACAGCGAAATCTATGGGACTGTATACTATAGTTACTGACCCTAATCCTGAGGCCCCCGCGAAAAAATTTGCAGATAGAGGAATTAATATTAATGGAATGGATATAGAGGCATTAGTAACTTTTTGTAAACAAGAAAAAGTAGATAGTGTTTTAGTTGGTGTAGCGGATAGATTAATTGAACCTTATCAAAAAATATGTGAGGCTCTTAATTTACCTTGTTATAGTAATGAATATCAATGTAGTGTTCTTACAAATAAAGGAAAATTCAACAATCTTTGTAAAGAATATAATATTTCAACTATTCCTTCAATTTTGCTTTATAAGAAAGATATAAATAATGATATAAAAAACATCATATATCCTGTTTTTATAAAACCAATTGATAGGAACTCAGGAAAAGGAATGTCTATAGCTTATAATGAAGACGAATTAAAAAAAGGAATTAAAAAAGCATTTAATAATACGAGTAGTGATTATATTCTATTAGAAAGATATATGACTTGTCGTGATATTTTTGTAAGTTATACTATTGTAGATGGTGAACCTATATTATCTGTTATAGCAGATAGATATACTTGTAAAGAACAAGATAAAACAAGTCAAGTTTGTTTAGGAGTAGTTTATCCTTCAAACTTATTGGATGTTTATATGGATAAAGAACATCCCAAAATGACTAAAATGCTAAAAAATATAGGTTTACAAAATGCTATCCTTACAATATCAGCTTTTGTTGAAGATGATAATTTTTATTACTATGATCCTGGATTTAGACTTCAGGGTGAAGCTCCTAATCTTCATATGGAAAATATAAATAAATTTGATCAAAAGAAATTTTTAATAGATATAGCATTAGGTAATATAACAACTAATAAAGATAACATAACTAAAGCAAATTTTCAAAATAAACATGCAGCTACGGTTTGGTTTTTATTAGAAAAAGGCATAATACATCAAATAAATGGATTTGAAGTAATAGAAGAAGATCCTTCTATATTTCATATGTCAAGACGTTTATTTGAGGGTGATATAGTTGATGAAGAAATGGTTGGTACTGAAAGTCAAGTTATGGCTAGAATTTATGTATGTTGTAATACAAAACAAGAATTAAAAGATAAAATATTAAAAATTCAAAACACAATACAAGTATTTAATAGTGAAGGTAATAATCAACTTCTTAATGGATTTGTTTTAAAATACTAAAAATGGATAAAGAAACATTTGTTATAGCAGGAGGTACCAAAGGAGTAGCTAAACAAGTAGTAATTGAACTTGTTAAAATAGGACATAATGTTATTTTTGGTGATCTTGGGGATAGCGGAAATGCAGATAAATTTTTAAATGAATTAAAAGAATATAAAGGAAAAGCTTATTTTATTTTTACAGATGTAACAAAAGTAAAAGATTGCGAAAATCTATTTAAGTTTGCTTTTAAAACATTTGGGCGTATTGATGGATTTTTCAGTTATGCTGGGATTACTCCATCCCAATCTCTATTAGAGTGTACTGAGGAAATACATGATAAAATATTTGATGTAAATTTAAAAGGAGCCTTATTTTGTTCTAAATATGCTATAAAGTATATGAAAGAAAATAAGGGTGGATCAATAATATTTACTGGATCACCACATTCATGGGATGGAGAAGAAGATAGAGTTTCATATGCATGTTCAAAAGGAGCTATTATTACATTAGCAAATCACATATCTAAGAATTATGGTAAATATAATATACGTTCTAATTATATCACCTTAGGGTGGACACCTACAGAAGGAGAATTATCTTTAAGAGAAAGTCAAGGAATGTCTGAAGAAGATTTAAGACAATATGCTTCTAGATTTATTCCTATGGGGAGAATGAATGAATATGATGATGTTATTCCCGCTATAATGTACTTATTATCTAATAAATCTAAAATGGTATCAGGGTCTAATATTAGAATCACGGGTGGTTGGTTTATGTAATTAAAATAATTTATGAATAATTTATTAATAAGTATAATAATTCCTATTTATAATAGTGAAGCCTTTTTAGATAAATGTATTCAAAGTGTAATTAATCAATCTTATAAAAATATTGAAATCATTCTAGTTAATGATGGTTCAACAGACATAAGTGGAAAAGTATGTGACAGTTATGCTACTATTGATAACAGAATTAAAGTAATCCATAAAATTAATGGTGGATTAGTTAGTTCTCGTAAAACTGGACTTAAATATTCAACTGGAGATTATATATTATATATTGATGGAGATGATTGGATTGAATTAGATTTGATTGAACATTATATAGATCAAGTTCTAAAATTTAAAGCAGATGTTGTAATATCTTCTCATATAGTAAACCTAGAAAATAGAATAGATATCTGCACAAATACAATCCCTTCAGGAGTCTATAATAAAAATCAACTTAAATCAATAGTTTATCCTAAAATGCTATATACTGGGAATTTCTCTCAGTTTGGGATATTTTCATATTCATGGGGAAAATTATATCGAAGAGAAATATTACTAAAAAATCAATTAAGAGTTACTGAGGACATAACTATCGGTGAAGATGCATTGTGTTTATATCCCACGTTATTAGATGCTAATATATTAGTTATTCTAAACCAACCCTATTATCATTATAGACAACGAGTAGATTCTTTAATTAAAACTTTAAGAACAATTGAACTTCCTAAAATGGAAAAAGTTTATAATAATCTTAAAAAAATATTCAGTGATAAAGGTGTTTTAGATATAATGTTACCTCAACTTCAATATTATCTTCTAAGTCTATTAACAATTAATACTGAAGGGCCTAATCCAAATGACATAATAAATTTATATCCTTTTGATAAGGTTAAATATAGAGATAATTTAATTATTTATGGTGGAGGTACATTTGGACAACACCTATATAAAAAAATTACCAATAATAAATCACATAATATTTTAGCTTGGATAGATGAAAAACATAATCATTATTCTAAACTAAATCTTCCAGTAGATGGATTTGATAAAATTAATTCTATTAAATATGATAATATTATAATAGCGTTAATTGATGAAGATAATTCTAATTTAGCACGTTTAAAGTTAATAAAATATGGAGTTGATGAGAAAAAAATAATTCAAATCTCTCATTATTACAATAAAGAAAATATACAGAAACTTTTATTAGAATATAAAATTAATTTATAATATGGAACTAATTTTTTATGCTGGGTCGAGTCTATTAGAAGGACCTATTTGGGATAGTAATAATAAGGTATTATATTGTGTCTCAATAGAACAAAATATTATCTACCAGATTAACCCATCAACAGGAGAAGTACAAACATATCTTACTAATGGAAGTGTAGGATGTGTAGCACTAACCCCAGAAGGAAATCTAATATCTGCTGAAAAAAATGGTATTTTTATTATAAATCCTAAAACTAAAGAAAAAAAATATATAACACAATTTGAATCAGATGCAAATTTGCGTTACAATGACGGTAGATTTGATCCAGTTGGAAGATTTCTTGTTGGAACAAAAAGTGAAGCAGATTATTTTGTTGAAGAAACAGTTGTAAAAGGTAAATTATTTTCATATTATAAAGAATCACATAAGGTATTATTAAACGATTTATTAATATCAAATGGAATTGAATTTTCCTATAGTGGAGAAAAAATGTATTTTATAGACACTCCTACAAAAAAGGTAGCTCAATACAAATATAATCTAACTACAGGTGATATTGAATTTGAAAAATACATTATTAATATTGATGGAAATGGATGGCCAGACGGAATGTGTGTAGATTTAGAAGGAAATATATGGGTAGCAGAATGGGAAGGAAGTAGAGTTAGAAAATGGGATATTAATACAGGAAAGGTATTAGACGAAATAATATTACCTTGTTCTAGAGTAACTTCATGTTGTTTAGGAGGAGAAAATTTTGATGAACTTTTTATTACAACAGCTAAAAATGAAAAAGATATTCTTGGAGGAGCATTATTTAGAAAAAAATTAAAACAATAAATTAATATGATTATACCATCTGAATTTGATAATAATGTATTTTCTCTTACTAGAGAACATCTCAATTCATTTATTAATAGAATAGCTAAACAATATGGAAACAATAATGATAAATTACTTGAAATAGGACCTCAAGATCGATCTGAAGTTAAAATAGCTTTCAATATGTGTAAAATTGAAACTCTAGATCTAATCCCGGATTATAATCCTGATATTGTAGGTGATATTACAAAATATAATTTTCACATAAAAGACTCTACATATGATATTATTACATGTTTAGAAATTCTAGAGCACACTATAAATCCATTTTCTGCTATAGAAGAATTAAAAAGAATAACCAAACATGAAGGATATGTCCTATTTTCAGCCCCTTTAAATTGGAGAATTCATGGTCCTATCCCCGACTGTTGGAGATTTACAGAGTTTGGGTGGAGAGTATTATTAAAAGATTTTGATATTATTGAAATAGATAAATTAGAAACTCCTGACAGGAATTTATTTCCAATTAAATACAATATATTAGCAAAATGTAATAAATTAAAAAATATAGATGTTTATTCTATGAAATTTGAACCTTTAAAATAATTATAAATTTATGAAATTACACATATTCTATTGCCACTATAATATAACAGGTACAGATTATAAAGGTAGACCTCATTGGTTTGATTATGAAAAATGTTTTATTAATCTTTTAAATACTATCAAAGATAAAAATAATATAGAGCTCCATGTAATAATGGATGGTATTATTAAAGATAATTGGATAAATAAATATAAAGACAAGTATGTTGCTCATGAAATTGTTACAACTCATGATATGGATTCTGTAACAAAAGGAGTATACCCTATTATAAAAGAAACAAAATGTAAAGATACAGATCTTGTTTATCTTTTAGAAAATGATTATCTACATACTGATAATTGGGTAGATAAGATTTTTGATATTTTTCAAATATTTGAAGGATTAAATTATGTATCTTTATACGATCATGGAGATAAGTATTGGCATCCTAACTACGATAACTTAGTATCTAAAATATTTGCTTCTAATACTCATCATTGGAGAACAATGATATCTACTTGTGGTAGTTATATTACAACTAAAAAAATATTTGATGAAGATTTTAATGATCATACTGGAGTTACAATCCCTATAGGAGATCACCATAAATGGATATTTTTAAATGAAACCAAAGAAAGATTTATTCTAACCCCAGTCCCTGGATTATCTACCCATTGTATGGAAGCCTTTTTATCACCTACTATTGATTGGAAACAAATAAATAACTAAAATATGAGTATAAGTTTAATTATCCCTACATACAGAAATCCAAAATATTTGGATATTTGTTTAAAATCAGCAATTGAAAATCAAGTAAATAAAAATGAAATCATTGTTACTGTTGATGGTTATATTGAAGAAAGTCAATATATTTTAGATAAATATAAAAATGATATTACTATCCTAGATTTAGGAGAAAATCAAGGATTTCAAATGTCCCATAACTTATCAGTTATGAATGCTAATAATGAAATTGTTTGTATTATAAATGATGATAACGTTTTATGTAAAGAATGGGATAAGGTTATAAAACAAGACTTTGATCCAAATAAGGTTATGACTATAGAACAAATTGAACCTATAGGACCTAGTATATTTAATTTTCATATTAAAGATTTTGGTAAAACACCAAGTGAATTTAAATACGATGATTTTATAAAATATGAATTAACTATTAGAGAAAATAAATTTACTAAGGATGGAGGTGTATTTCCATTTGTTATTTCTAAGAAAAATTATATGATAGTAAATGGATTTGATACTTTTTATCCATCTCCATATGTGTGTGATTGGGATTTCTTTTTAAGATTAGAACTTAATAATGTAGAGTTTTACAAAACACATAATATCCATTTCTATCATTTTGGTAGTTCAGTATTGAAGAAAGGAGTTGATGGAGATAAATTTGCAGCATCCCATCAACTTGCAGCAGAAACTTATTATTATAAATGGGGAATGTCTCACCAACTTTTTAAAAATAATAGCCATAAGCCAAATCAAACAACAATTAAAGGAATTAAATTTTAATTATATGAAATATAAAGCATTAATACCATGCGCTGGTTTTGGGACTAGAATGAAAATGCTTCCCCATGAAGCAAAAGAATTACTACCAGATGAAAATGGTAATCCAACTATTGATTGGTCATTAAGTTTATGTAATAAATATAATATTGAACCTATAATAATAACTAGACCTGAAAAGGAAAAATTTAATAAATATATTAATGATAGAAATGTTAAATATGTTTATGATGAAGGAAAATCAGTAGGAATATCATTATTAAAAACAAAAGAATATTGGGGTGAATATAATATAATATTATTACCTGATACTAGATTTGATTATTCTGAAAATTTATTTATAGATATTTTTAAATGTATGGAAATAGGTAACGACTGTATGTTTGCCTTATTTAATGTAATTGATTATCATAATTGGGGTGTAATATGTAATAATACCTTTTATGAAAAACCTAAAAAATCATTTATAAAAGAAGATAATGCACTTGCATGGGGAGTAATAGGTTTTAAAAAAGATTATGGAGAAACTTTACTTAGTAGTTATAACTTAACTTCTGAACCTCTTATTTTATCCAATCCTGGGTATTTATTTATTAATAATTTTAAAGATATTAGTAGAAAATATATTTAATTCTTTTTAATATTTATGAGAAATCTAAATATATGGCTGATAAGCGCTCTGATAAGCAATCTCGACTAAGTAGAACCATAACACTAGGAGAAATCAATTCAGAATCAGCCAACGATATAATTCAACTAATATACGATATTAATGATGAGGATATTGGAAAAACGCAAGTAGAGCCGATTAGACTAATAATTAATTCATTTGGTGGAGAAGTATACAGTGGACTAGCATTAATAGATACAATTGATAACTCATCAACTCCAGTCTATACAATATGCCACGGCTCAGCAATGTCTATGGCTTTAATAGTATATTCTGCGGGTCATAATAGATACGCTAGTAGGAATGCTACATTCATGTACCATGAAGCAGCATATCCAATTGAGGGTAAGGTAGCGCATCATAAACAGGAGTTAAAAGAAGTAGAACGTATTGATAGTATATGTGATAATTATTTATTATCTAAAACATCATTCACTAAAAAACAATTCAATGATGTTAAGAAAACACAAGGAGAATGGTATTTTGACATAGAAATAGCACAAGAACACGGGTTAGTAAACGAAATTTTATAATATTTATACATAAACGCATATAATGGCTGAAGTAAAACCAAAACTTAGAGTAGATGTAAATCATAACCCAACTAAAAAGGGTATTAAGGTACAATTTGTATTACCACAAGAAATTGAAGGTGATGCTAAAGCAGCCGCTACACAGAAATTACAATCTAAATTAAACCAGGGATTATCCCAATATAATTTAACTGTATCTCAAGATACAGATGTACCATATTCAAATGTAATTGGATTTTTGATTCCAATTGCTGATTTTAAATTATTTATTAAAAATGCAATTAGCGGTGGTAGTGTAGAAACCCCACCACCACCTGCAGTATAGTTATGATTAAAAACAAAAGAATGAGGCGAAAGATACCTGTTTTCAGAGTAAGCTTGCCACCAGGAACTTCCTACAGCATATTAACAGAAACTCCTGCCATTCAACAAATCGTTATAGAAGAGACTTTATTTGCTATTAAAGAAGGCATTAACAAGAAGAAGAAATCTATTATGCTATTTGAAGTAGCCAATTCAGAATATTATATTGAATTGAAGAAAGAGCAATGGAAACTATCTCTTGAACACGCAATGGAATATTATGTTGAAAAGGAAGAATACAATAAGTGTATTGAATGTAGAGAATTGATAAATAAACTTTAGTTATGGAAGAACACACTCAGGGTATTAAAACATCAATTGAAAGTATAATTGGGTCTGATACCGTTTTAAAACGTAAACGTAAAACCGAAGATGATATTAACCGTGAATCGTTTGAAAAAATAATTCAAACAATGGAAGCGGTACAAGTTAGATCAACTTTACTTCATAGTGAGTTTAATTTAGATCTACTTAGCTATGATGAGAAATTTTATGAAGTTATAGATAGACTATTTACTCTTCATTTCGGACAGGCAGCAGCTGAAGTAATATTCTTTTATGTATATGAGAGAATGGATCCGGATGGTAATATTAATCAATTACTAGATCAAGACAATAATCCAATACCACTAGAATCACCTTCAGATTTATGGTTGTTAGTTAATCATTTAAAGGATAAAACTAGCAAAACAAAGAAAAAATAGTTATGCCTGCTACAAAAACATATAGTCGAGAAGACATTCTGCGCGCAATGCGCTTTACTAAATCAAATCGTGCTGCTGCTCGCTATTTAGGATGTTCATATCAACATTATAAACCATATGCTAAATTATTTAGACTAGATGAATCCGACCCATCTTCACCTACTTTATTTGATACTCATAAAAACCAAAGTGGAAGAGGAATCCCAAAATTTCTCCCTAATAAACGAAAAGAACCAAACGTTAAACGTTTATTTGAGGAAGGTATTGGATATGAATCCTTTACTCCTGCTAAAATAAAAACAAGAGGTATAGTTGAAGGTTATTTAAAAGATGAATGTTATACTTGTGGTTGTAATGAACGTAGAGTAACTGATTATAAAACACCTACATTATTGAATTTTAAAGATGGTAATAAATCAAATTACTTAATAGATAATTTAGAGATATTATGTTATAATTGTTATTTTTTATACGTAGCTGATCCCCTTACTCCTAATGAAGTAAGACATATTGAAGATAATAAAGAAGTACTAGCAGTACAACATGAGTGGGACTTAGATGAAGCCCAATTAGAAAATATGAAAGCTTTAGGTCTCTTATAAAGATTCCCAACCTGTTATATATTTATAGATATGAGAATATGTTCTAAATGTAAAATAGAAAAGGAATTAAATATGTTTCCTAAAGATAAAAACCAAAGTTTAGGTTATGGATATAAATGTAAATCATGCTGTAAATTAAATAATAAAAATTATTATGATTCAAATAAAGATAAATATTCCTCTTATTATAATATTAATAAACAAGATAAAGAAGAATATTATAGACAAAATTCTTTAAAATATAATACTATAAATAAAGATAAAGTAAAAGAATACAGAGATCAAAATAAAGATTATCATAAAAAGTGGGTTAATAATAAATTAAAAACAGATCCTAAATTTAAAATAAAGCATATTCTTCAAACTAGAATTAATAATGCTTTAAAAAGCAACAAAACTGAAAAAACCAATGTATTACTAGGAGGAACAATTAGTCAAGTCAAGATTTACCTTGAATCACAATTCAAACCAGAAATGAACTGGGATAATCATGGTAATGTGTGGGAGATTGATCATATAGTAGGGTGTGTTAATTTTAATTTAGCTGATATAGAACAACAAAAACAATGTTTTCATTATACTAACTTACAACCCCTGTTTAAAACAACAGACATTGCTAAATCTTTAGGTTACAATGAGATAGGAAATAAAAACAAAAAGAAAAGATTGGATCTGGCAAAATAAGGTTGTATATTCAATTATAAATAAAAAATATGAGTTACGAATTAGCACAAAAATTTGCTGAATATCAGCTGCCAAAAGAAATTAAAGATGCATTTAAACAAGGAATGCAAATGATTGGTTCTCTTAACTTTACTAAGATGATGATGTTTGCAAATGAAGTTCAACTAACCAATGATGATGTTGATTATTTTATGAACATGAGTCCTCAACGTAGCGAAGATGAATCATATGAGGATATGAAAACTAGAGGTCGATTTTCTAAAGCACTCCTCAAATACAGACCACATGTATACGATTATTCAGTTTATAATAAATAATAAATTATGCAATATTTTCAAGTAAAAGTTCAATTCAGAACCGAAGACGAAAACGGTAAAGTAAAAAAACAAAATGTAGCCTATTTAGTAGATGCTCAATCAGTAACTGAAGCTGAAGTTAGAACTATAGAATACCTAGCAGCACAGGGTGAAGAAGCATTTGAAGTAAAAGCAGCAGCCGAGTCAAAAATATTTGAAGTAATTCGACATGAAAATTCAGGAATTGATGAATTAGTAGAATTGTAGAGTGGTGGAAAAGCGTACGCTGTGGCAGACATATCCGCTCGTCTAGCGGATGCAGAAAACGAGAAAGATAAATAATATGGGTTGACCACAAAGCCGGCTTATTTTGTTATTTATTGAATCGCTGCGTGAAGGTTCGACTCCTTCCTCTACAGCACAAGCCCACAGGCCATGGGATCGAAAACTCAGGAACGCCTCTCAGAATAGAGTTCACTCTTGCACAGGCGCACCAATCCTCTGAATCGTTAGTCAGCGGTGTAAAGCAACCCCACTGGAGAATAGGGTTGTAAATAAGGTTGATTGGGATGAATGCAGGTGCATCGCCGGTTAGTAAAGCCAATCATAAAAGTAGATGTCCACGCACCCATCTTCTGCTTTCCTAATGTGGTCAGGTGGCGGAATGGAGACGCAAAAAACTGGAATGTGGTAGGTCGAACCACACTGTAAACAAAAAAGACAATAACGCAGCAGTGCGGAAGCTAATTGAAGGTTCGACTCCTTCCCTGACTACAACCCGTCGGAAGCTCATCATGGCCCGAGTGAGATGAAAACGCGGATATCGGGCCTATATAGTCAGGTGGCGGAATTGGTAGACGCAACGACAAGTGTCAAAATGGGGCGATATTAATAGGAGTCCAAGTATATGACATACAGGTTCGAATCCTGTCCTGACTACTGACACGCACGGCAACCTGGAATTGGTGCATCATGAACAGGTAATGCGAGCAAACATGGAGAATACCTCACTGTGCGTAGGTAAGCATCAAGTTCTTCTGACTGTGGGGAATAGACCCACTCTTAGCCGGGGTGTTGAAATGGTAGACAAGAAGCACTTAAAATGCTTTGAGCTGAAAGCTCGTGCGGGTTCGAGTCCCGCTCCCGGTACATATTTAGGTTTATTGGTCTTGTATGTTTACATATATTTATTGGTATGAAACAATATAACACTAAAAAACCAAACAGTTGGGAAAAATCGGGTATTAAACCTAAAAATATCCCACAACAAGAGTTCATTGATATATGTAATAGTAGTGAATCTATGGCACATGCTGCTTCTAAATTAGGATTACACTTTACTACTTTTAAAAAGTATGCTATAAATTATGGTTGTTATAATACTAATCAATCTGGTTTAGGTACTAAGAAAAATAAAGGCAATATTTTAGAAATAAATAAAATATCCAGTAGAGCAGGGATGAGAAACCGTATAATTAAAGAAAATCTTATCCCCTATAAGTGTAGTGAGTGTGAAATATCAGAGTGGAAAGGCCAAAAACTATCATTACATTTAGATCACATTAACGGTAATGCCTGGAACCATGAATTATCTAATTTAAGGTTTCTTTGTCCTAATTGTCATTCCTTAACTGATACGTATACGGGAAAAAATAAGTAATATGGCATGTCATTATTTAACAATGAAAAACAGTAACGAATTCTACATGCGAATGAAGAATCGAGACGCTGATCTTATTTTAAAAATGGCAAAATGTGTTTTAAGTGCCTACAAACGAAATAAATCAAGTATTGATATATTTGATATTACGTTTAAAGTACTAAGCGACGGGCTAGTATTCACCATTGATAAATCACAATACAAAGAACTATTAGGTAATTGTATGGATGATTTGATTACAATGGAAGAATATGAGCTGTGTGCTGAAATAAAGAAAATACTAGAAGGCAAGAAAAGAGGTCGTAAATTGAAAGAAGTTCTTTAAAATAATATTGCGAGGTGGAGAAATGGTAACTCATTGGGCTCATAACCCAAAGAATGGTGGTTCGATTCCATCCCTCGCATCTAAAAGTTCTTTAACATATGGGGATAACATGGTATCGATTCGAATGTTGAGATAATACTACATGCAGGCGTTTGGTAGAGTCGCCTTAAAAAACTGCAAACAATAACTGACGAAATGTCAACTATGACCTTCAACGACCTTATGACGTTTGTAGGCGCCGACTACGCTTTAGCAGCCTAGTCCGCATCGGGTGTGGAATAACCTAGGAACAGAATACCACCGAGCGCTCACAATCGACTCGCTAAATAAGGACTGTGGATTAGTTTCTTGATGTCATAAATCAAGTGGTGGAAACGACCATAACGGTCAGCCCTACTGATCAGATTTATTCAGATCTAAGCATGTGAAACGTTAGTATTATTGTCGCTTTCGAAGACAGGGGTTCGATCCCCCTTATCTCCACATATCTCCCCCCTTCTTGATATATTTATTGTAAATAACAATATGAAATCAAGAACTAAGGAGTATTATACTGAGTATTATGAGCAAAATAAAGATGCTCATAATGCTCGGTCTGTTGAGTGGCAATCTAAAAATAAAGATAAAGCTAAAGAGTCTGTTAAAAAATACCAAGAAAAAAATATTGATAAAGTAAGAGAATGGGATCGATTACAAAAACAAAAACAAAGACAAGAACGTAGACAATTTATAGATGAATGTAAATCTACTTGTAGTTGTAAAAAATGTGGTGATGTTAGACCCTATATATTAGATTTTCATCATATTGATCCTAATGAAAAGGAATTTGATTTAGGTGAGGCTAGTAAATATAGTATAACTAGATTAAAAATAGAATTAGAAAAATGCATTACTTTATGTCGTAATTGTCATAGTGAGTTCCATTTTCTTGAAAAAAAACAAAACATAACTATTGAAAAATATTTATATTTAGGAATGTAAATAATATTGCCTCTATCTCCACTATTTCTCTATATTTTATTATATTTATGGATGTAAAAAATAAGGTTGTATATGAAAATATACAGCCTTTTTCTGTTTTACATACATTAAAAATTAAAAATATGAAACACTTCTTCTCACAGTTATTCAATGACAACAACACTATTAATGAAAAATCAGTTGTTGGTTTTTTAGCATTTGTAATGATGGTAATATTTGCAGGAGCAGATATTGTTACAGGAACTCTTGGTAAAGAACTTGTTATTCAAGAGTTTATATTCAATGCATTCATGTGGTTAACTTTAGGTTCTTTTGGAATCGGATCAGTAGATAAGTTTATTAACAAAGGTAAATAAGATTCTGAAGTTTAGTATCTTTTATAGAGCAAAAATTAAAAATAAATGGCACCAAAAAAATCTACAGCAGTAGACTCAGTAGCAGGTGCAATTAAACCACCTATTTCTTTTAAAGAGTTTAGTAAAGATCCTGTTAAAGGATTACTATTTATTGTATTAATAGCTATAGGTTATTTATATGTTGATGGTAAAATGAACTATAATTCTCAAATAGAAAAGCAAGGTAAGAAAATAGAGAACCTAGAAGGTAAAATAGATATTCTATCAACTCAACTCAGAAAATCAGATAGCACATTATCAGGAGCAATAGCTACAATATCTATATTACAACAGTTAGGAAAAATACAGTAATGAAGAAAGCAATACTTATATTATTCGCTCTATTTATTACTTCTTGTAGTTCTAATGTCGAAGAAAAGCCAGAAGAGCAAGAAGTTTTAGAAGAAGCAATTCAAGAAAAAAAGACTAGCGTTTTAGATAATCTAATTAAAAAAAGTGAATCAAACCAGTCAAAAATATATACTATCAATAAAGCAGTAGATAGCACAGTTATGAAAAAGATAGAAGTTACGACTACTGTTATGAATAATCTAAAAGAAACCGTAACCGAATTAAAAGAAACAAATGAAACACTTAAAGATAGTATTAATACTAATGTTGGTAGGCCTTACAAGTTACTCCCAATCCTATCCAATAGCCAAGACCATAGGTAAAGACTCAGTTGTTATTATTGATATAAAACAAGCTGAGCAAATTAATAGATCTCATATTAAATTAACAAATACAGTGGATGGTCTGGAGAATAAGTCATCAATACTTGATATGCAAAAGGCGCAAGGACTTATTATGGTAGAAGCTTTAGATAGAGAATATAAAAGAGCTAATATAAAAATAGAAAACCTTAACCTCCAGCTAGAAGATAAAGATAAAGAAATTAAATTTTTACATAGAAAAATAAATAGAACTATATTTCAAGGATTTTTAATATTGGCAGGATGGACAATATATACAGGTACAAGAAACATGCCATCCAAAAGTATAAACATAAGTTTATAAACTATATTATGATAAAAAAAATAATAATTTCCATACTGCTAATATGGATATTACTAATAGCGGCAATAGAAATGTCCATAATATCCGAGGATTTAATTATGGGTATTGTGGATAAAATAAAGATTAAAATACTAAAAACTATTGGATTTTATAGTATAAAATAATTCATTTATAAAAAAAATAAAACATGCAAACTGGATTTAAAGAGTTATTAAACCAAATGATGGCCAGAAGATGGTATATTACGGCTATGGTTTTAGGTGGATTTGTATTAATAATAGCAGGTATATTTGTTTCTATCACAAGCAATACAATAATTGCTGGTGAATGGAAAGAATTATTATTACTATTATTAGGTGCCTTCATTGGTAGTTATGGCAAAATTATTGATTATTGGTTTTCTGATACTGATAAGGATAAAATGCTAGTTCAGAAAATGGATGAGGAAGATGGTGTTAGTATGGGTAGTGTAAATGATATAAAAGAATCTAACAAACCAGTAACACCATTAATCCCAGATGCCTTTATAACTGCTGCGGCTCATGCACATCAAACTAATATGGTTGAACTTGATATGAAAAAAGATCAGCAAGAGCATAATCAAATGATGTCTAAAGATCAACAAGAACATGAGCAGGAAATGGAAAAATTAGAATTTGAATTTCAATCTCATAGACAATGTGAGCATGAGTGGGGTGATAGTGATTATGATGGTGAATTAGAATGCCAAAAATGTGGTAAAATAAAAGATTAAAAAGTTTGGTTCGGGCAAAAAAACATTATATATTTACATCAACAAAAATTATATATGATGAAAAAAGTAATGTTCGTATTCGCAGTTGCAACTATGTTGGTTGCATGTGGAGGAAATGCATCCGTTGAAACCACAAACACTGATAGCACAGCTGTAGCTGATTCTTCAGTAGTAGTAACAGATTCAACTGTAGCTGCAATTCCAGCTGATTCAGTTTCAGCAAAGTAATTAAGAGGGGGCGATGAGCCCCCACTTTAATTTTAAGGTTATGTATAAGATAAAGCAATTCTTCAAACGTATTTACAATCTATATCGTTGGTTTCCTATTATTTGGAAGGACCAGGACTGGGATGATCATTATATTTTTGAGATCCTTAAATTCAAACTTAAGAATCAAGCTAAATATATTGGCTACCATAATCGCCATGTCAGTGCTAAACGCGATGCTGAAATAATGATGTTATGTGTTCGTTTAATTGAAAAAGTACAAGATGAATACTATAGCGGTGAATATCAAAACTATAATAAGACAGAACTAAGATTTATAGATAGTGAAACTCACCCAGGAATGTATGAAATGGAAATAGAAGAAATATCAGAATGCTTCAATGAATATTTTAAAAAATATCCTCGCATTTATAAACAAGCAAACGGCATAAATAGACATAATATAGCATTTAATATAGCTAGAATAAACGAAGAACGAGCACATAAATTACTATTTAAAATATTAGAACAAAACATTAAAAGATGGTGGGATTAATTATTTTAACAGTAGCATTATTAGGTTCATTAATTTGGTTATGGGCTGGTGGAATCGAATATATGGCTAAAAATCACCCAGACTATAAAGGTGAAGACTTCTTTAATGAAGAAGATAAGGATGAAGTATTATAGCAAGTTTTCCAATTGCAAATATATTTATGCTTGCTATGGTACGTACTACATTTGTAAATGGTAAGGAGTATTATGTAATCACTACTTCAATCGAAGTAGGTGGGATAAAGGCTCCTGTCCAAATGTATATAGATGTTAATAAGTTAAGTAATGTAGATAAACATACCATCTACCGCTACGCAAATCTTCTATTAGATCATCCATTCAAAGTTAATACACTACAACCGAAGGCTAAAAAGCCATGGTATCAATTTTGGTGAAGGCCAAATAATATATTATCTTTAAACTATGACAGTTAAAGAATTAATTGAATATCTACAAACAATAGATCCTGAATTAAAGGTATTTGTTAAAGGCTACGAAGCTGGGTATAATGACGTTAATAATATTAATTATGAAGAAATGGTATTAAATATGAATAATATTTGGTATTATGGTAAACATGAGTTATTACGTAACATGGAAAAGAAAGATAAAATACTCGATAAAGAATCAAATTACAACTCCGTTAAAGGAATAATAATAGGTTATGAAGAAAACTTTAGTACTAGGTGATACACACGGCCGCTCAAATTGGAAATTAGCAATACATCAAGAACAACCTGATAGAGTTATCTTTATAGGTGATTACTTTGACTCATTCGAGTTTAGTGGTGTAGAGCAAATTGATAATTTCAAACAAATAATCCAATACAAAGAAAACAACCCACAAGTTGAAGTTGTATTGTTGATTGGTAACCATGATCATCATTACTTCCCCGAAATTGGCTATACAGGTACTAGTGGATATCAATCCGGAATCGCCCCATCAATCACTCAGGCTATAGATGAAAATAGACATCATCTACAAATGGCTTACGGCTTTGATAAGTATCTACTTACCCATGCAGGTGTAAGCCCTGTATTTATGGATCAAGTGTTTGGTGAGAATGATTGGAGTGTAGAGAGTGTAGTAGTAGATCTAAATGAATTATTTAGGTATAAACCTAAAGCATTTGAATTTAATGGTTTTGATGCTTATGGAGATAATACAACACAAACACCAATTTGGATCAGACCTAGGTCATTAATGTCTGCTAATAAAAAACATAAGAAAAGTCTAAGAAAAAAATATATTCAGATTGTAGGTCATACTGGAATGCAGAAAATAGATATTAGTGGTAGTGATAAATTCACTGGTGGGAGATATTATTTCATTGATACAATGGAAACATCAGGAGAATATTTGGTTATTCAAGATAATAGTCTCAGTGTTAACTCAGTAAAATAAATGTTATGGAAAATAATCGTAGATCATTTTTTAAAGGACTAGCCGCTTTTGCTAGTGGAGTAGTAGCAGCTAAAGTATCTGCTTATGTACCAAAGAAAGAAGAACCAAAAGAAGCAGTGTTTGTGCCTAGCGTTCTTACAATTCACCATGAAGGTAAAGAGTATCATCCATTAGTAGTAGAGAAAACATCGTCTGATAAAATAAAGATTAGTGCAAATTATTTTCCTGATCATAGTATTGGAGTATCTTCGTATCAAAACACAATTAGAAAAGCAAACGTATGAGTAAATTAAAATACATATTACAAGATCTTAAATGGTTGAAGGTATTAAATAGTCCATTCAAACCATTTCGTGTTAGGTTTTATACTGGTAAAACGCAAATTGGTACTCCATATTTTCTACCTCGTAAATGGGTTAAAGATAAAGAAAAACCAGGATGGAATAAAGCAGTACCACTCAAAGTTGGATTCAGCTATTGTGGATTGGGATGGAAAACAAAATGGACTAATACTGATTTTAGATACGAATGGGGTCCTGTGCTATCGTTTGTATTCTTTGGTTATCAACTAGCATTAACAGTTGGCCACGAACACAGTTCACATTACTGGGAAGCATGGTTATACTATGAATACGCTACTGATAAAATCAAATCTAAACGTGAACGAATAGAACAATGTAGAAAAGAATTTAATCAGACTTGGACAGTATCTTCTATGGGCAAAGAAGAAGTCGTAGATTATTATCAACGTATACTTAAAACTAAATATCTATGACACGCGAACAAAGAAAAAGAGATAAGGATACTCTTATACTAAAAGAATTGATCGATAAAATGTTTGAACTTGCAGGACATGATCTTAAGTTTGAAGATGTAGAAGGTAGAAAGGATAATTGGTTTCAACAACACACAATGACTGAAGCCCAAAATGAGGAGTGGCGAGAGTGGGGTATTAAACTTATAATGAAGAAACGTCGTTATAACAGGTACTTAGCAGATCGCGAAATGAGAATGTTGGATTTATATTGTGGATTAAAAATATCAGACTCCAAATATGGCAAAGAAGAAACAACCGAAGCGTGAGTGGTTTATCGTAATGAATTCACAATTGGAATACTTTAGTGGAATGATGTATGGTGGTCAATTAGTATGGTGTAGTGATTATAATGAGGCAAAACCACTGGATAATGAACGTAAATTCCAAACATTGAAATATCTTTGTTATGGCGAAGAACTTATATTAGATTACATTTCATGAGAACAGAAGAAGAACGTCTTACACATTATCGAGTAGCATTTTTAGAGAAAGTTAAGAAATGGAAATGGGATGCTGTTGAGGAATGTACTTATAAGCAACGTGGTCGCAAAGCTAAAGTAACAACTCGCCCTGAATCAAAACCAAGAACTAAATCAGAACAAGGCGCTTTTGCTTATAACTGGATAAAATAATAAATTATGAATAAATACGAAGCATTAGGAGACAATTATTTCGGATTTGAATTATTTGAAGAAGTATTTAAAGTAATTAATGAACGTGGTTACTCACATGAAGATCAAATGTTTAAAGCAGGTGTAGCAAGCGCTGAAGCTGCTGTAAGACGTTTAAGGGAAGAATATTATGAGGCCATATCTAAGTCAGTAATGGATATGTAGTGATATTTATAGGTATGAAATACCTATTATCACTCCTTCTATTAATTAGTTTTACTGTTTCAGCTCAAGATACAGTTACTATTACTCACAAAGCGTACAAAACAACTTATAGCAAATCCAAACATTACCCTGTCAAGGTTGAATGGTGGGTAACTAAAGCATCATTAACATGTCCTGTAAAGGTAAAACGTGGTGATAAATTTATTCCCGATCCTAAACTACTAACTGAAACAAATTTACAATCAGATTATACAGGCCAAGGATTTGATCGTGGACACAATTTTCCAGCAGCAGACGCAGCGTGTGATCAAGTAGCAAACGATGAGTCATTCTACTTCAGTAACATGACAGCTCAATATCCATCACTCAATCGTGGTGATTGGAAATCATTAGAATTAATGATACGTGAAGGAGCACTTATTGATGATTCAATTCATGTTTGGTGTGGTTCAATTGGTGAAGTTAAAAAAATAGGTAAAGTATCAGTACCAGCACAATGTTGGAAAGTAATACACACTAAAAAGACAAATGAATGGTTAGCGTTTCTATTTGATAACAACACAAGTAAAGCAGATGGACTTAAAAATAATGAAGTTAATGTTGCTGAAATTGAAAAATTAACAGGATTTAAGTTTAAGTAATGTTCGTACCAAATCATTTACACCTATTAGTTAAGGGTTATATTTCAAACCCACCAAAGTCAGAAGAAATACTAAACCAATGGTTTAGAGAATTAATAAATAAAGTCGGAATGGTAGTTGTAGCAGGACCTACCTCAGTATACGTTCATGAAGAAGGTAATGAGGGAATAACAGGTACTGTAACGTTAGCTACATCACACGCCTCAATACATGTTTGGGACGCTGCTAATCCTCCAATGTTCCAGTTTGATTTATATAGCTGCTCAGACTTTACACCTGAGCAAGTACTGGATCATATTAATGAGCATTTCAGTTTACAATCAGCAACATGGCAGTTTATAGATAGAAACAGTGATGAATTTAAGTTGATTGATAGTGGAAAGTGGAGGGCAGAATAGAAATTGTATATTCATTTCAAATAAATAAAATATGGCTATTCAAACAAAAGACGATGCACAGAGTAAAGCGGACAGGAGAGTTGATAGATCATTCTTTAAAAAAACAAAACAAAAACCACTAATGGAAATGAAATTCAGCGAAGTAATATCTTTGGCTGATCAGCTTGAGTGGCTTAGATTGAAAAAGATAGAGAAAGAAAAACAATTAAATAAATAAACATGACTAACGACACAATGTATTTCAATTGTATGGCTATTGAAGAGTTAGTTCGTAGTATGGTTATGAGAGGTATAGATGATAATTCTAAATTAGTAGCTGCTGTGGATAAAGAATTCCGTCCCCAAAACGCCTGGGAAATGGAATTATACAGCGAAGCCATTATATATGCTAAGCAGGGTGTTTTAAATTAATAATATTTATCAATATGAAACAGCAAATCAACGAAATTAAAAGAATGCAGCAATTAGCTGGTATTAACGAAGCGTTTAATTCATTTTTAGATACTAAAGAAGGTGGATGGATGAGGCAATACATTGATGATGTTGTTGAAGACAGTATGGATAGACCTAATGATGATGAAGATGATGAAGATGGTATAGCACAATTAGATCCTAAATATCGTGGCGATTTCGATACTGCTTTTGATGAAGCATTAGCTCGTCTAAGAAAAGATCATCCTGAATTAGATTTTGAAGCTATTATTAAAAATAAAGAAAGTTTCTTTTAGTGGGCAAAATTATCCTAGTACATTTAATGTATTAAATAATTAAAAAATAAAGGTTATGCAAAACGAATTGAATTCAAACATTATGATGAGCAGTAAGACTTACTCGCTCGAGCAAATCAAAGCAATCGCCCCATCAGTATTCACAACTGATAAATTATCAACACTTACTGATAAGTATGTTCATGCTCCTACTTCAAGAGTAATTGAAGATTTAATGAATTTAGGATGGGTAGTAACAAAATGTCAAGAAACTAAAGCAAGAAAAAATAAAGGATTTCAAAAACATGTAGTTATACTTCGTAATCCTAATATTATGATTAAAGGAAAAAATGGTGATGATGCTTTCCCTCAAGTAATTTTAACTAATTCACATGATGGAAAAAATGCTTTTAATTTTAGAGTAGGTATATATCGCCTTGTCTGCTCTAATGGGTTGGTTGTAGCTGATAGTGAATTTGGAAATACATCTATTCGCCATATTAATTACACATTTGAAAATCTTAGAGAAAAGATGAATGAACTAATATCAAAATTACCTAGATTGGTTCAAAAAATTAATCTATTTAAATCAACTCAGTTAACTGAAGTTCAAATGATTGATTTTGCAACTAAAGCAGCAATCCTTAGAACCAAACAAAGAGTAAATACTATAGAATTACTTGAAGCAACTCGAAATGAAGATCAAGGTAGTGGGCTTTGGGAAGTATACAATAGATTACAAGAAAAAATATTGGGAGGTAGTTATACAGCTGGTAGAAGAAAAGCCCGTTCAGTAAAATCATTTCAAAAAGATATTGAATTGAATGAACAGTTGTGGGGATTAGCTGAGAGTTACCTCGATTAGGATAAGATAGAACCCCTCTTAAAAGGGAGGGGTTCTTTAGTATTTATTATCGACTAAAACAACAAATACGATGATAAATATTACTGAAATCTATCTTATTACTAATATAGATAATAATCCAAATAAAGTTTATATAGGTAAATCCCAAGATTCTAAACGACGAAAATCATCTCATAAAAGAAGATTCGGCTTTCAAATTACATTTGATATTATAGATAGCATTAATTCTCTTGAAAGAAAATATTGGAAACCACTTGAATGTAAATGGATAAATTACTATAAAGATTTAGGTTATGAGGTAATAAATAAAAATGAAGGAGGTAACGGGGTTGATTATCATACTGAACAAACAAAAATTAAATTAAGTAAACCTAAAAGTGAAGAATGGAAACAAAAAATGAGAGGTGTTAGAGGACCCCAACCTAATATGAAAGTATCTAAAAATAATGGTAAAAAAGTAAGTGAAGCATTAAAAGGCAAACCAAAACCATCAAGATATAAACCAGTAATTCAGTATGATATGTGTGGAAATCTAATTAAAAAATGGAATAGCATTAAAGAAGTAGGAGAAATACTAAATCTAGATAGAGGAGCCATATCAGCCACCTGTTCAGGTAGACAAAAAACGGCTTACGGTTATAAATGGGAATATAATAAAAATTATACCTTTAATATATACTAGGTGGGGGTGTCAAAGCCCCCACTTACATTTATTTAAATAATAAGGTTATGATGTTGAATGAACGAATAGAACAGTATACTCCAATTAGTTATAATCAATGGTATTGGTGGAGACGATTTAAATCACGTGACACACTACACAAGTATCAACCACTTGAAGCCAAAATCAAAAATGGTGATTTTGAAGTAAGTGATTATCATTGGTGGTCGTTGTGGGAAAATGAATTGGAAAAAGAAGCCATAGCCAAGCTAGAAGATCCTAATAAGCAACATGAGTTAAGATGTTTATTTGGAGAGCGTAAACGCAGATTAACTGAAGACTATATTAAAGACGAAGCTAAAATATTAGAAGCAATGTATAAAGACTTCCGTGTTGAGCTTAAAATGAAACAAGAAGAAGTAGAAGATGAAATGCTTCAGTTTGAAGGCACATTGTCAGAATTCTATTATTATATTTATAACAAAAAAAAAGCAAATGGAAATCAAAGACATCCTCAGTGAATTAATCACAGTAGCAACAAACGTATTGAACGAAAAAGGCGCACCCGAAAACTTCGATTTAGAAGACTTCATCACAACGATGGAAGATTATTATGAAGAATTGGATGAGATAGGAGCATTTCATTTTGAAGATGAAGGTGACGGATATGAGTTTGATGAAGACGAATATTAATCAATTAAATTAAAATACCAATGAATAGAAATCGACATCGCCTTCTTAATGATATCCAAATAGTAGATATCACATCTCAGGTAGCTTATGATTTAGTTAAATATAAAACTGAAACAGCAGAAGTGTTAATGGATCATTATTTGAGGGGCGATGCTGAGGGGTTATTCGCTATAGTAAGTGAATGGATTGAAGCGGCCGAAGATGAAATAAAGAGACAACTTAATATGGAGTTAACAGAAGATTCATTTGATGATGATAATTACACCCCAAGTTACGATTTTTAAACAATAAAAACAAATATAATTATGGCAGCAAAAGCAAAACCAACCCTCACATTTACGGAAGTAAAAGCAATTACTAGAGAACAACTCAACGTACTTAATCAAATCAAAGACACATTGGATGATGCTACTGATGAGATTAGGGATTTGGGTGAAAATGGAGAGCAAGATCAAATGTCAATTGGATTTACTTTAGGTAAACTCTACGAATCATTGATTATCGCTCACAAACAAGCAGATGATCTTTATGATGAGTTGGATATTGATGATGAAGATACTGATGAAACTGAATGGTAGTCGTTAGTATTTAAGAATTAATTTGGTGGGCACAATTATTGTGCCTACCTTTATTTAAATAATAAGTTATGCATAAAACATTAGTAATTCATCCACACGACCAATCAACACATTTCCTAAAGCCAATATACGATAATATACCTAATAAAACCATTATCACTGGTGGTCTATTTGTAGATGAAATAAATAAATTAATATATAATCATGATCAAATAATAATGTTAGGTCATGGTTCACCTAAAGGTTTATTTGGAGTTAATTTTAAACGTAGTTATGTTATCGATGAAGATCAGGTAGATTTACTTCAAGATAAAGAATGTATATTCATTTGGTGTCATGCTGATCAATTTGTAAAGGAACATAACTTAAAAGGATTCCATAGTGGTATGTTTATAAGTGAGGTTGGAGAAGCATTAATATATAAATTGAAAGGTGATAAACAATTAGTAACCGAATCAAACAACACATTTGCATTTATGCTTGGTTCAGTTATTAACCAACCACTCCCTGAAATATATGAGCAAATCAAAAAGGATTATGGCTGGTTAGCGGAGCGAAATGAAATAGCTAAATATAATCATGAAAGATTGGCTTTGGCAGAGTAAAAGTATTATATTCATACAAATAAAAAAATAAAATAAAAGTTATGAAAAAATCAACACTCCTCGCAGAATTCGACCAAGCAGTACACATTGTAGACAGCTCATTCCCATCATTGTACACTAAGAATGATGTAATTAAAGTACTTAGAAATCTTGAAGGTGTACTTAAAGACTTTATAAATGATAAAGAAGAAACATATGAATCAATTATTAATATCACTCCTGAACAGTATGATACGCTGATTGATAATATTGCTGATGAGGTTGATAATAATATAAGTACTGGTCATTGCATTGATGAATATGATTTCTCCTTAACATACAATGAAATCCAAGTAGATAGTATCTCAGTCAATAACGATAATCTTAGGGATATTATTGAACAAGTAGTTAATAGATGGGTAGTTGATATAAAGAATGATGACGATTGTGGTTGCTAATTAAATTTGGTGGGCGGCTTAAAGCCGCCTACCTTTATCTAAATCAAATAACATGAATAAAATACAAATGTATGATGCTATAACAGCATTCGGAAGACAAGTAATATATGATGTAATGGAGTTAGCAGCCTGTTGTGATCTTAAAGTAGCACATAAGTCATTTAAAAGCCTAAACATGAATCGACATGCCGAGTGTATTGAGTATATGTTTAAAGCAGAATTAAATAAAAAATCAAAAAAGTAATTATGGTTTATTTTATAGTTATAGTTTTATTATTGGCAATTAACGAAAATATTAGACGCAATGGCAGACTTTAGTAAACAATGGTGTGATCAAAACGATCCGGATATGCCTTATGACTTTGATGTTATTGAAGAGTTTAAAAAACTATCCGAAGATCATTGGATACCAATGATATGTGAAGGATATGGCTTTCTAGGTATATTAAATGATAAGGGAGAATGTAAGGTATTGATAGATGATAAGTGGGTGTTATTTGATGATGTGATTAATAATTACGATTTACCCTTCTAATTTAAAGCTTGTGGCTCACACACCACCACCCCCAATCCGTATATACGATTGGCAGGATTAAGGTCATATATTCATTCAAATAAAAAGTTATGACAGCACAAGAAAAAGCAGCACAATTAGCAGCAACAGCAGAGTTAATAGTATTAGCAGAGGTAGGTTTTAAACTAACACCAACCGAGCGTAATAGTATTGCTAAACGCTATGCAATTAATTGTTGTGATGAGGTATTAGGGTTTATGGGTGCGGATAGAGGTTATTCATTTTGGGTTGAAGTTAAACAAGAATTAGAAAAAATATGACAGCACAAGAAATAGAAAAATTAGCCGAATCTGCTTGGGAAGGATGTCATCATTGTGATGAGAATGATAAATACTTTTGGATTAAGGGATATGTAATTGGTTATTTACATGCTAGAGTAGATAGTATAGAAAAACAGATTGGAGCGAGTCGTAATAAGATAGCAGATATGTTAATTAATAATAAATGAGTATGAAGATTACCAAATTAGACGTATTACTATCATTAATTATGGTTTTAACGTGGATATTAATTTACTTATTAACTAAATAGCATGGCACAGCAAATATACAATCCATTAGGTATATGGTATCCAACTTCAATAACATTCATAGTAAATGGAAAAGAATACCGTGAATATTCAGCTCCTATGGATTTATTTTCAATAACGCTTGAATGGATAAGACTAAGTAAATTATAAACTATGGCACAACAAACAGCAATTGAATGGTTATATAAAGAACTTTATGGAATACCTCGTACTTTATGGGAAGATCAAATAATAAAGATATTTGAACAAGCAAAAGCAATGGAGAAAGAGCAAATAGCAGAAGCATATCGTAAGGGTGTTGAAGAGGATGTATATAATAATCCATTGAAAACGGGTAATGAATACTACAACGAACGATATGGAAAATAACATAGCAGCAGGTGATATGATAAAAACACAGGTGGGTGGGCCATATAAGGTTATTAGCGTTAAGGATAATTTAGTAACGTTTAAAATGAAAAACGGAATTGGAATGACCATAACACAACACGTGACGGAATTGATTAAGCAAACAATAGACGTGTGTGAGTATAGTGGACTAGCATCAGTTAAATCATATATAAAATAAAATAATATGGAACAACAAACAATAGACAATATAAATGAAATATTAGATAGGATCGAGGCGAGAATGGATGAAATGAATAAAATGTTGGGTGAGATAGTGGACGAAATAGATAAACATAAAAATGGATCCAGCAAAACTATAACGAACAAATACGACTAATAATGAGAAATAAACGACTACATCAAATTGAGAATATAGGTTTTTATGTGACGATAGTGTTCGGTTCAATTGTTATAACGCTTGGTTTTCTAGCGTTGGTGGGCAAGATAGTAATGAGTATATTTAGTTAAATAAA